ATGATGTACTTGTCGACTGTGTTAGACCCTTGCGAGCAATAGAACCACCATATCTCGTTGTAGGACTCGTTCGATCCAGCAAATACTTGGAACGCTTGGTCTTTATTAATATCATCAAAAACAAACTGCCACAGCGTGCACGGCAAGGTTTCTACACGACCTGTGTATGAGAAGAACTTATCTGTACCCATCCAGTAAGTCACGTTGTTTACCGTAATTGAGGCATTAGGCGACATGATCGAGATGTTATCTTGCAGCAACTGGAAACCCCAAACGTAAGGAGGTCCTAGGTATTGCATGGAATAAATAGCCGCATCAGACCAGACTAGAATCTCCTGACGGGTTGACCGTGCGCACATAATGAACGAACCGATGTTTAGGCGGTATTCACCTGACTGATTAGTAGCGGCAGGAACCCATTCAAACGGATTCTCTTGGTCAGACCAGCGTACTAAAAGAGGATCAAACGCGTTATTTGCGTTTAAAGGATCATATGGGTTAGCACCAAAACAGATAGCAAAGCGCTGGATGGATGAACCAATAATCTGGTTGGTTGTATTGGGCACAAACTGCCCTGCAAAGCCTGCGTTAGTTGAAGCGGTATTAAGTAAAATAGCCCGTACGCTAATACCTGTAGTGGCATCCCAATAGTAAACAGAACCGCCACGGGGGGCAATTAAAAGGTCTTCACCAAAGTTATCGTTTGTCCAAAGGCGCAACTGCTGCCCAATACCAACCGCCGCCTCAGCACCCCAGCCTCGTACGGGAGCAACAGGGGTTGAAACCACAACAGCGCCGCCAGAAGCGGCTGTCGAGGTAGTTAAGTAAGTAAAGCCGCCTATAACGGTCGATATAGTGTACGTACTTGGGCTGGTTACTGTAATTGGAAACGCCTTTTGCAAGACTAGACGGTTGATGCCGCATGCGTCTGAAGCGATGCTAACAAAATAAACGTAGTCACCACTCGTTAAGCCATGCGCTGCCTGAGTTACAGTAAGGGTTGACGCGCCAATACTAGCGGCAGTAAACGGGTTTGTTAAGGTAGTGTTTACATACGAAGGCCAAGATCCTGCGCCCCAGCCAGTACCACGAATAAAGACATCTAAACCCGTATTAACTTGGAAAGCCATCGTGATCGAGGTTCCGCCACCAGTTGCAGTTGATGTTGCATTGCTGGCTACGGTAAAGGTAAAGGTATCTAAATCTACGTAGGTAATCTGATGCTCGGCATTTAACTCGGTTGCTGGTATCCCACCTACGGCGGTAGCACCACTGATGGTTACAAAGTCGCCTGTCAAACCACCATAGTTGGCGTAGTCAACGGTAATGACGTTTGAGCCATTAGTCGTTTTTATAATGTTGTTTGTAGTTGGTGTGGAGGCTGAAGTAAACGTGGCACGAATAGGCGTAATGTCGTTATAGTCACCGCCCAGCTCAACGTAGTACTTTAAGTTAGTTCCAACTCCAAGTAAGTTAGCGCCATTTAAAGTTACCCAGTTCCATAGCGCACGAGCTATGCCTAAGAATGTGTCATTAGACAAGCGGATCCAGCCGCCAATCTTCTCTGGGTAGCCAGAACGAAAACGCACCTTGTTACAGTCGAACCAACCGCCTTCGTTACTGTAATCAGTACCTTCTCGGTTAAGACCTGGCCTGAACTGTACCTTTTGTAATGGCATACGGGTTTACCCTAACATCTTGAGTGCTTTGTCTTTAACTTCTTGAACACGTCTGGACCAGCCTTTGCCGAACGTTTCGAAGGTCTTAAGTGATTGTAAGAACTCTAGACGTTTTGCGCAATATAGTTCTACTAGTCTAGCTGGGTCGTTTTCCGCTTCTTTTACGGCGGCGAGAGTAGCAGGACCAAAACCACCATCAGCAGTAACACCAACACACGACTGTAAAAACTTAATGGCTCGCCCGGGGCCCGAATTAACAGCAACGTCAAAAACAACGTAGTCAACCCCAGCCACAAGATCATCAGCTCGGCAAGCATCCCAGTATTTCCTTTTATAAAGTGGTGCAACTGTTTCGGGAGTTAAGGCGCGCATCTGTTTCTCGTCAACCTCATGCCCAACCCACTCTTCCCAAACACGTTTAGTAACGCCGAGGTTAGTCATGCCACCTGGGTCTTGTGGGTGATTTACAAAGCCGCCCTCATGGGCAAGCATTAACGCAAGGCAGGGTTCAAAGTTACTTTGGCTCATTTCTTCATCAGCTCCTGAATTTCTTTGTTCTTGTCTTTACTACCTTGGCTTGATCCGAAGTAGAACGATAGGACTTGCCCAGCTGAACTAGTAATAAACCCTAGCGCAAAAATAACCATCTGTTGCTGGTCTACGGGTACATCACGGAACATCAGAATGGCAATAAACATAAACGCAAGGGAAACCGTGCCGAGCGCAAGAATAGGTACTACCGACTTATCCAGTTTAGTAGCGTTCTCGCTGGTAGCCACTTCAGCATAGGCTTTGCGGGCAGAATCACGGTCGGCTGCATCTAACTTAGCGTACTCAAGGTCAAGTTCTTTAAGCTTCATTGCCATCTCAGGATTGCCAGTTAAAGCGGCAGTTACGCCCTCAACAGTAGCGTCATCAATGCCTAGCTTAGAAGCAATCCAGCCCACAGCAGCACCCCCAGCAGGGCCAGCAACAGCAGTAGCCAAGACAGGAGCAACGCCTTTAAGAAGTCCAATTAGGGTGTCCATCATTATTTTCGCCCTACAGTAGTTTCGTGGTCACCCTTTTTAACAACTACAGTATCGCCTTTGACTTCCACGCTCATCGGATCACGGTCAGCCATGCCATCTAAGCGATTGATGAGTTCTTTCATAATCTCAAACTCAGGCTTATCTTGCTTTGGTGTAGCGCCAGCAACACCGTTCAGCATAGAGATTAGGGCTGTCAATGACGCACCTAAAAGACCCATTACCGCAGCCATTTTGCCTTCTTCCAGCACTACAGAAGCGCCGACCCCCATAGCCACAATGATGGTAATGTAGATTAAACCGTGTCGACCAATTGCTTTACCAGCCACTTCTTTGGCTGTTTCGATGTATTCACTCATTAAAACGCTCCTAAAATAAACTTAAGCCACAACGTCACAAACAATGCCGCCATAAAACAATAGAACTGCACCCGCCTTACTGCCTTTAAATCGTGCTGGAACTCTTCGTTGTTCTTGCGTTCCATATTCTCAATATCTAACTTAATTCTAAGCAGTGCATCCCATTCTTTAGCACCGTACTGCCTTACAAACTTAATCTTTAAATCAGCCTCCTCATCGGAGATTTGCTTCTTTCGCTTCCATTCGTCAAGCGCTTTAATCAGCGCCCGTTCCTTCTTAAGTTCTGCCTCCCGCCTTGCCCGTATACGTTCTTGGGCTCTTTGCTGAGCTACTTCTAGGCCGTCATTTTGTATACCTTCAATACTCTTAGTAACCGACTTGCCCGCATCACGAGCAGAATCAAAGCCTGAACTAAGCCCCTTTGCTCCTTCGGACAAACCCAACAGATCGGACATATTTCACTATTTGCACCTTATTTTTAAGCCTTCATAATGTACGCAAGAGCAAAATAAGGTGGGCGGTTGTCAATTGCTGCGCCACTACCTGTTGCATCTGTCGTAAATGTATGGTTGTGGACGTTATTAGCGCTCATTGCACCCGTACTGCCGCTGACATTGTGAGTGTGGTTTGCGTTTTGCCCGCCCGTTTGAGTAATGCCTGTAAAAGCACCAGTTGTTCCTGTATCAGACGTAGGTCCAATTACATCTCCACCTGTTCCTGCACTACGGAATTGTGGATTTGAACCAGCAATAGAGATAATATTTGCGTGTGCGTGTCCTGGATCACTAATGCCGTGAATGTGGTCGTTGCTAAAGCCGCCAGACTGTATATTTACTCCGTGAGTGTGGTTAATATCTACGGAGCTAGTTGTGCCAGTGTGCGTATGGCTTGGTAGTTGTGCTGTCGAAAGGCTGTATGTGGCAAAACCACCTGTTGCATTTACTGCGTAAGTAGAACCAGCACCAACAATAAACCGATCTCGTAAGTCAGGAGTTCCACTTGAGCCATTACAGAGCAGCCAGCCTAGCGGGATAGAGGCAATCGAACCAGACCACATAATGATGCCGCCTGATGGAAACGCTGCAATTGCCGCTGCCGTAGCAAAGGCTGTACTAGCTATTTGGGTTGTATTTGTTCCTGGCGCTGCTGTCGGCGCTGTAGGAGTTCCCGTAAATGCTGGCGATACAGACAATGCCATACTACCTGTACCTGTTACTGAATTAGATAAAGCAACACCGCCATAGGTTAAAGCACCTGTTAGCGTAGTTGTTCCTGTTACTGCAGCATTGCCAGCTACTGTTGCATTACCCGTTACTGCAAGGTTCCCAATAATGCCGTTAATGCTGGGGAAAAAGTTCAGTCCGTCACAATATACGGTGGTTGTTACGCCATTTGGTATTACTACGCCAGTGCCGCTTGAGCCGATGATTTGCACAGCAAAACCGCCAGTTGTTGTGTTTTTAACCGTATAGGTTTTTTCAACTAATGGGGCAATCAGGTTACGCTGAGCTGTATTTGTGCCAGTTAAAACAAGGACTTGGTTGCGCGCTTCGTCTGTCACACCGTTAAAATTGGTCATCGTGTAGTTAGCGTCAACCATATTAATGGTTACAACCCCAGCAATTGCCTGCTCAATAAGGCCGCCAAGGTTGTTATTCGTGGTCTGACCCCAGATACCAGACTGATCGCCATCACCGATTAATTCGATGCGTAACGAGGGTGAAAAGGTGGATGCCATGATTAGTCCTTATTCTTGCGTATTGTTAATTACTGTCCAGTTTGGGTTTTGCTCGTCCCCAATTTGTTGCCATGTAACGCTTTGTGAGTTATTCGCAGCTTGCCAAACTACTGTTTGATCGTCATCAATTCTAAACCAACCACGGGCTATTGGGGTGTCCAAAAGCGTCATTAATTCAGCTATTAACGGT